AGATTTTGAGTCAAGAGACTATTATCTATCGCGAACTTCCTCGCCGCTCCGTGCGTCAAGCATTTCTGCTTAAGTACCACGGAGTGGGCCGTCTCCGATGTGAGTCCATAAGTAAACAATGACTTCTTGGACTTTGCATTAATGAATGGCGACCTCAGGACTTCTTTCCACGCCGGACTGGAGCGCTTGCGCTTCATACGGTAGACAAAGTTGTTTTGGGTCTTGAATGAGGCTTGTCCTCTTACTTCAAGACGCCGTCCACTAAGCAGAGTCGACCGATCTTCTGCAATGTCAATCATCGCCGACATGTCACTAAGTTTGACACCTTGGTGACCGGTTGCAAGAAATTGCAGATTGGTACGTAGAGATTTGGTCCTGTCATTCGTTTTGGATTTCTTTGAAACTGGTATTGTGGCTCCCGAAACGATGCAGTGGGACGCTATTTTCTTTGCCATAGGCGACAATGGCGAAGAAGTACGTAAGCCGTCACCACCCATCCAAGTAGGGAGTCCGTGGATTCGTTTCCACTTTCGACCGAGCCTGTAGCATTCTTCATATGCTAGGCAACGTTTGTTTCTGCCCAGTGTGTTATCCCTCCACACATCGGCTAGCGCGTCTAGGACACTAGTCCCCCGGGCCAGTCCGCGTTCCACGCGGGGTGCACTGATCTGGGTAAGTGTGGTGAGCGGAAGGATCTGGGCAGAATTAGGCGTTAGCTTCTCAATCAGAGCCTCACAGAACACGCCGCGCCTCTCACTTCTCCAACTCTTCTTTTTGTTGACGCGGAGAAAGACGCGCTGCGTGAGGTTCTTCTCGATGGCATCTGCCTCGCTGTCCGTGCATAGGGCAGCGATGTCATCGCCACATATAGCTAACGCTGAAAGTGGGACACCTGCTTCATGAGCAGCCCACGCATTCAGCATGCAAAGAACGAACCATGCTAATGGAAGACCCATATGCATTGCTCTGGATGTCTCAGTACAAGTCGAATAATTTGTTTTCGGCTCGCACGTAGTGAGAATGAGCTTTACCTCATATGGGCCGAACCCGACGCACTCGCCTGCCACTTCGAGTATTGGCCGGGCGACCTGCCAGAGCAGGTAGTCCGAGGCCTTGGACAGGTCTCCGGAAAAGATGTCGTAGTCGACGCGTCGGAGTTCTCCAAGCTTCCCCCGCCGCAAGATGCGGGACCCTGTAATGGGGTCTTGCGGATTGCGGAAGCACTTGTGTTTGAA